ATGAATTTTGTTACAGACACTGAGGTAGCTGAGGCTGACGCAAATGTAACATTAGTGGGTCCATCAGATCAATTAGACTTTAATATAGGATCTTTAACTATTGACATATTCACACAAGTAGACCCTACAAGCTTAGTTTCAACATTCACTGCTGGTAGCCTTTCTATTACAGGAGATGCACCAAATGTACAAGTAACAGGTAATGTCGTAGCCTCTACATTAGGATCAGTCACAATAGGCGTGGGAACTGGTGTTACAGCCACAGTCACGGGCTTAGGGATGAATTTTGCATCAGGCACAGAAGCAGCCACTGGTGGAGCAGTTGTTGATGTGTCTGGTATTGGCTTATCTGTAGTATCGGGCAATCCTTTCGCTACACCTTGGTCAACAGTTCTAACCAATAAAACTAATACATGGACAGAGGTAGACGCGGCATAAAATGTTTGATAAATTTACAGAAACAAATAGTATTAGGGTTCAATGAGCACTTATTCAGATAGATTAAAATTAGAACTTATGGCAACTGGTGCCAACGCCAATGTATGGGGCACAAGAACAAATAACAACCTAGGCGTTATAGAAGCTTTTGGTGCTGGTTACGTATCTAAGTCAGTGGCTGGTTCAGCGGATGTCACTCTTACCACAGGTAATGCGGACGCAACCACAGAGTCAGCAAACAAAGTCATAGAATTTACTGGGACATTAACAGGAAATATTAAAGTATTTGTTCCAGCAGTAGAAAATAACTATATATTTTTTAATAACACAGCAGGATCATTTACTTTAACAGTGGCCCCTACAGGTCATGCTGCTAATGGTGTTGCAATCACACAAGGGGCTCACACTATTCAATATTGTACAGGTAATAAAATTATTGATCTTTTCGCTAATTCTCTTGGAACTGTTGGTGTAAAAAATTTAGTGAATGTTGGTTCTACTGCTGTAAAGATTGAAGCCAACGGAAGATTAACGGCAACAAGTTTTACAGGTAGTGGTACTGACCTCACAGGTGTGAGCACTTTACCAGCAGGCACACAAATGGTTTTTCTCGAAGGTAGTGCGCCAACAGGTTGGACACAAAATACTGCAGCCGCTTTGGCAAACTCGACTTTAAAAGTTATTACATCTGGAACTGCAGGCACAGCAGGATCAGATGCCTTTGGTGATACCTTTGGTTCATCACGTGCAACTGAAACAGCAGATGTTGGATTAAACGTTGCACCCGTGACTGTTGATGCATCAAGTGTTACTCTTGGTGATACCACTTTAGCAATACCAACAATTGCATCACATACTCACCCAACTACAACTACACCACTTAACCAAGCAGCTCATAACCCAGGTTCCTCATTTTTTGGAACAGGAGTTTCTACTGGTTCAACAGGTGGTGGTGGTGCGCATGGTCATCCAATGGCTTCTGCGTCAGGATCAGTTTCGGGCACTGTAAACACACCAACGAGTTTTTCTGTGCCAACTATGGATGTAAAACACGCTAACGCAATAGTGTGTAGTAAGGATTAAAATGGCAAGCTCGTATTCAGATAGATTAAAATTAGAGTTAATGGAAACAGGTGCAAACGCCAATACCTGGGGTCAAAATACAAATACAAACTTACAAACCATTGATGCCTTTAATGCAGGCTATTTATCAAAATCTGTAGCTGGAGACTCTGATGTAACTTTAACAACAAACAACGCTGACCCTAATGCAGAGTCTTCAAATAAAGTGATTGAGTTCACTGGAACTTTAACAGGCAATATTAAGGTATTTATACCTGCTGTGGAAAGTAATTATATTTTTTTTAATAATACCTCAGGTTCATTTACCCTAACAGTAGCTCCTACAGGTCACGCTGCCAACGGTGTTGCTATAGCCCAAGGTGCACACACGATACAATATTGTGTAGGTAACAAAGTTATAGACCTATTTGCAGGTTCATTAGGCACCGTGAGAGCCATAGATAGAATTAATATTGGTGATAATATTTCTTTTCATTCAAACGGTGTTGTTGCTGCTACTACATTAAAAGGTGATGGTGCAGGTTTAAGTGGTGTGCAAGAATTTCCTGCAGGAACAAAAGCTTTATTTGTACAATCGGCTGCTCCTACAGGATTTACGATAGACACTACATCTGCATTAAATAATTCTACATTGAAAGTTGTTACTGGCACAGGTGGAGGCACTGGTGGTTCAGATAATTTTACAGATGTCTTTACATCCAAAAATGCTACAGGCACATTGACGGTTGACATGTCAGGATTATCAGCAGTGCCAGTATCAGGCACGTCAGGTGATACTACGATTAGTACACCAACATTAGTTTCACATAACCACCCAAGACAAGCACCTGGTGGTCAAACATCAGGTAGAGGTAGACCCGGTAGTATTCCCGGTAACAGACAACATGCTTATAATATGGGTAACAACGGAACAAGCACAGGATCCACTGGTGGTGGTGGGGCTCACAGTCACCCATTATCGGGTAACGTGTCTTTTTCTGGCACTGTTCCTATATCAGCAAGTTTGAGTGTTCCAGCTATGACACTTAAATCAGTAGACACTATCATAGCTACTAAGGATTAATTATGAGTAGTACATATTCAAGTAGATATAAAGTAGAACTTCAACAAACAGGAGCTAACGCTAACACTTGGGGTAATAATACAAATACTAATCTTAAAACTGTTGATACTTTTACTGGTGGATATTTATCAAAAGATGTAGGCGGCTCTGCTGATGTCACATTAACCTCTGTGGATGGTGACCCTACTTCAGAAGCAGCCAATAAAGTAATAGAGTTTACAGGAACTTTAACTGGCAACATTAAAGTATTAATACCGGCAACCGAGTCAAACTATATATTTTTTAACAACACATCAGGCTCCCACACATTAAGCGTGTGTCCGGTAGGCCATACGAGTAACACAATTACAATTACACAAGGCGCTCACACTATTGCTTACAATAACGCTAGTAATAAAGTGATAGATATTTTTGCAAATTCTTTAGGAGTGTTTTCTATAAAAAACAATTTGACTGTATCATCTACAGTCATAACAGCAGCAAACGGAACTATTCAAGCTTCTTCTTATTCTGGTGATGGATCTGCACTTACAGGTGTATCATCCATACCGTCAGGCACAACCGCACTTTTCTATCAAGGTGCTGCACCAACAGGCTGGACACAAAACACAGCATCAACAATCAATGATTGTTGTCTAAGAGTCGTGACTGGTTCAGGTGGTGGTGTCGGAGGCAGTGATGCTTTCTCATCTGTATTTACTGGATCAAGGACCACAGAAGCAAAGACTGTGCCATATTCTGTATCTTCTCCTGGATCTTTATCGGGAACATCAGGTGATACAACTATAAGTTCACCTACAATGGCTGCTCATACACACCCATCACCAGGTGCGGCTAGAACAAAATTACCTTCTAACGAACAAAACTTCCAAGCTATTAATGCTCCATCAAGCACAACAGGTAACACAGGTGGTGGCGGAGCTCACTCACATCCTGTTTCAAGTCCGTTTACAATGTCAGGTAGTGTATCAACAGCTTCTGCTAGTTTGAGCGTTCCCGCCATGAATGTAAAACATGAGGATGTCATAGCCTGTACTAAAGATTAATGCCAATATTTGACCCAGAAGGAACTTGTCCTTTACTTAAGAAAAAATGTATTAAACACCGATGTATTTGGTACAATATGTTACAAGGTAATCATCCACAGTCAGGAGCACCTGTGCAAGAGTGGGGTTGTTCCATAGCATGGTTGCCTCTGTTATTAGTAGAAAATAACGGAAAACAAATACAAACGACTGCGGCTGTTGAGTCTTTTAGAAACGAAATGGTCAAAGCCAACATGGTTACATTGGCTCTTGTTGATGAAAAAAATAAACAAGACAATCCAAAACTTAATAACGTTGGCGACATGTGGGATAAGATTGGTAACGCACAAACAGCAGTCGAAAATGGTGAGGAACCAGACGAAGATATACAGTTGCTAAGAGGCAAAAAAATTGATAAAAAGAAGAAAGGAATTAAAAAGGTAGCTAAAAATGGCAATAACAATAAACAACGTAACCGCAAAAAATCAAATAACAATAATATTTGATGCAGGTATAAACCCTAACAATACAGACAACGGTCCTAGAGACTATTCAGGTGATACTGAAGCAGATGTAGTTATTGATGGTGTAGGGTATCATAACATCAATGCTAGTGATATTATTCCAACTAATATACACGCATTACAATATAAGCCAGCTACTAACACTGGACACATCGAGTACGTAGGTAATGACGATAATTTAGCGATAGCAGATGCAAGTGGCATACCGGCTTGGGCTAACACTATGATCACAAGATGGAACGGTGAGAAGACTTATGCAGAGACATGGAATTCAACTTATGAAACAGAGCACACTGCGCAGATCGCAGCGTTTACTGCTAATACTAATCCCATGACTGACGAGGCATACAATCAAGCTCACGCCAATGCACAAACAGCAGCTAACGCTGCAGCAACTACAGCAAAAAATAATATCCTAGGTGCATAATTACGGCATTCAAGACTTTATAGTCAAAGTTGATAACATAGCCAAAGAGGGCTATTTTCAATCTATTGAAAATGTTATCTATAAAGGCCACGCAGATAAGTTTGGTAAGCAAGGCACCATAGGAGACAAAGGTGAGGTAACCACAGACGCTGAGGTCAGATCTGTTAACGGACATTTTTTTAAAGAAGAAGACATAAAAAATGTATCTGAGAGAATAGTTTATAATGAAACTATGCAGTTGGTTACAAAACTATATTCTTTATATAATAATAATTTTAAACACAAACCTTTAACAGAAAAAATTAATTCTACACCTGTCTTACATTTTTTAAAATATACAGCAGAAGACAAAGGCCATTATGATTGGCACACAGATGACTCAGCTAAACATGCACCAAGAACTTTAACAATGTTAATTGGTATTAGTGATAGCTATGTAGGTGGTGAATTAAAAGTTTTAAATGATAATAACCCACTAAAACTTAGAAAAAATCAAGCAGTAATATTTCCTAGTAATTTTTTATACAGTCATAAAGTAGAAAAAGTAATAGAGGGCGAGAGAAAGGTATTAGTGGTATGGATCCAGTAGAATATTTTTCTAAGAATAAGTACGCTGTTGTGGAGAAAATGATACCACCTGATGTTTGTAAAATTGTTTACAATTATTTTGTATTAAAAGCATGCACCAATCAAGAGTTCGCAGAGCCAAACGCACCAAATCTTTTATATGGTCCTGCGCCTTACCTCAAAGGTAGTTATTGTGATATTTTAGCTGAGACCTTGTTAGCAGAATTAGAGCCACAAATAAAACACGTTACGCAAAAAAATGTAGCTCCTAGTTATAGTTACTCTAGAGTTTATATTACGGGTGAGGTTTTAAGGCCACACACTGATAGACCATCTTGTCAATATTCTGTCACCTTGAACATAGGAGGCGCTCCTTGGCCTATAAGTTTTGGTATACATGATGAGTCTTCAACAGATAACGTTTATGATAAAAATAAAAAAGTTAGAAGGCTAAACAGCATAACATTAAATCCTGGTGACGGCATTGTTTACTCAGGTGAACAATTAGTTCATTGGAGAGACCCACTAACAGAGGACCATTGTGTTCAAGTATTTTTACACTATGTAGATCAGGACGATGATAAATATAAAGAATATATTTATGACGGAAGAAAGAACATCGGGTACGTCAAAAAATAATGTCTGGGCTTTTATCAGACTTTATTTATCATAAGAATACATTTCCAATAAAACTTTGCGATCAAATTATAGAAGCATATAGAGACGAATTATTTAATAGATATACTAATCAAAATGATGATAGGCATTTGGGTGAAATACAAATAAGTGATCATAATATAATAGACAAAAAAAATAGTTATGTAAGAAAGACAATAGAGCAAGATATATACAAGTTTATTGGTGCTTTAATACAAGATTATAAAAAAACCACCAATGCAATTCATCTTAAAGTAGATCAAGATATTGGATATAGCTTACGTCAAATGAACATTGGTGATTTTTACGCAGAGCATGATGATGATGGCTATGGTGAAGAGACAGGGTCCAGAACGCTCACTGTTTCAATATGTTTGAATGAAGAATATGAGGGTGGTGAGTTTACCTTTTTTAATGAAAGTAAAATCATAAGCTTTCAAAAAGGTGATGTGTTAGTGTTCCCATCATCTTTTATGTTTCCACATGGTGTTAAAAAAATTACAAATGGCACGAGGTATCAGTTACTGACATGGTTAAGGTAAATTTTTACACAGCACAAACAGCTAATAGGGGTTTCATACCATGCATTAAAGAACAAATGATACCTGAGTTTGATTATTATTATTTTCATGATAATCACCCGCAAGCTGAACAAAACAAGGGATGGCATTATAGAAATGTTCTTCATGAATACAGACAACTTAAAAATCCTAAAAGACAAAGATTAATTAAAATGTGTCCCAACTTTTTTTTCTTTGATGAGTTCGACTACACAGTTTGGGTAGATAATAAATTTTATCAACATCGTAAATTTTATGAGTTGTGTCTTGACATTATTGTAAACGAACAACCAGAGTTTATGGTCTGCACACATTTAGAAAATAGAACATTCCAGGAAGAGATGGATTTTGCAGAGTATCACAAACTCATACCTATAAGTGATTTAGATAGAGTTAAGGAGCACATGGTAGGGGACTTTTATTCAACAGATACTTGTTGGCTAATAAGAAAGAATACAGAAAAAAATCATTTACTTGGCCTTAAGTGGTTTGACTTGACTAACGCTTGTTTTGAAAATGAATGTCGTGATCAGTTAACAATATCTAGTTGTATAGATAAGTCATATTTAAGCATGAATCATAGCATACAAGAACTAAATGATTTATCATTTATAAGACATGTATAAAATTTATGAGCATCCTTTTGATGTGGACACATTAGAAAATAATGTTGTAATTATAGATGTGTTAAGAGCTGCCACCGTTGCTAGTATAGTATGTTTAAAGAAACCTCTTGTGTATTATATGACAGAGGACGAAAATAAAATTAAAGAATTGTATAACGAAAACCCTTTGTCAGTTACGATTGGTAAACCTGAGAGAAATAAACTTTTTACTTATGGATATGTAAATTCACCAAGTCATATTTGGGATGGACAATTTACTAACAAAGTTGTTTTGCATAGGTCAAGGGCTTGTGGCGGCATGTTAGATAAGTTACGAAATAAAAATGTTTTAATAGCTGGTTTTTGTAATGTTAGTGCAGTATCTGAATACATAGTAAACAGTGATCTTAATTGGGACATAGTGTGTTGCGGGTTTAATGCGGAGGAGCCTAATGATGAGGATAAACTTTGTGCAGAGATATTAACAAAGTATGTTACTACCAACCAAAATCACATATACAAGAAATTAGAAAAATCAGACTCAATAACTTTTTTTGAAAATAATCAACCAGAGTACCCAAAAAAAGACATACAGATATGTCTAACACTTGACTTAGTTTCTTTTGTCATGAAGGGTTATAACAATGTTGTCTCAATCGTATGATACAAGTATATAACAACTTCTTCTCACCAGCAATGTATCAACGTATGATTGATGATTCTTACGTGGGTTGGAGATTAGATAGGTATAGAATAGAAAAAGATTTAACTGATAAATTTTACACAGAGGATTGCATAACACAAATGCAAAAAGTTTTTGAGAAGAAAGTATCTTTATATAGGGCATATTCAAATGGAGACACTTTAGCGCCCAGATATTTACATAGAGACAAGAACTCAACACACACTGCAATATTATTTTTAAATGAGGACTATGATCCTGACTGGATGGGTGGCACAGTTATATATGATAATGATCAAATGAATTACGTTGGATTTTATCCTAATAGATTAGTTTTATTTGATGCACATTTAGAACACATTGGTACAAATTTTCAAAACACACCAAACATGAGATTAATTAATGTTTGGAAAATAAACATAGATGCTTTTTAGATTTCCAAAACCAAAACTAAACTTAGATATTGTTACATACAGACAAGAGATATTAGAACTCTATCCAATAGATTATACAAAAAAATTTATACCAAGGTGGTACAAAGATATGCCAGCTAATGTATCTGAAACACCAATACATGAGCCAACATTAAAAGGTTGTGTTGCAGTGCAGGATTTATTTAACAATGGTTTATGCATACCTATTTGGTCAGATTGCATTATGTACAAAGACGAAAAATTTAATATGAAGTTTTCGGACGGATTAACTGAAGTGCATTTTCATCCTGAACATCAATGGAAATACTATTTAGATGGCGATAGATATCTTCAATTTAAAATAATTAGTCCCTGGGCCATAAGGACAAAATCAAATATAAAATTTGTTTTCACAGGTTTTCATTGGGGCCTGAATCCTTTTAATATACACATACCGACAGCCATCATGAGATTTAAATACTCACATGGCACAAATATCAACGGTTTTCTCGATATGAATAGTTTTAACAAAGCCTCTCTAAATGTAGGTAAACCATTAGTGCAAATCATACCATTGACTGACAGCCAAATAAAACTAAACTATCATCTAGAAGATACAAAGACCTTTTATGGAAACCAAAACAAATTCCGATTATATTTCATCAATGCACATAAAAGATTAGAAAAAAGAATAAAGGAGAAAAATGATACCTAAAAATGAAATAAAAAATCAAAACTTTAAAGTTTTTTGTGGTATGCCCATGTATGGTGGTATGCTAACTGAAAACACTTGTCACGGACTTTTAAGTTTACAACAATACACTTTACAAAATAATGTTGGTTTAAGATTTCAAACTATGGGTAATGAAAGTCTTATAACTAGGGCTAGAAATACAATGGTCACCATGATGTTAGATCAACAAGATTTTGTAGCAACACATATGTTGTTTATTGACGCTGACATAGGTTTTGACTACACAAACATAGAAAGATTATTACAAGCTGAAAAAGATGTGGTTTGTGGCATATACCCTAGAAAACATATACACTTTGAAAGAATGGCAGAAATAGTAAAAGAATTTCCTAATGCAACTCCAGATGAAATAGAAATAAAAGCTTTAGGATATAACTTAAATTTTGATAATCCAAAAGAACTGACTATTGAAAATGGTTATTGTAAAGTGCAAGAAGCCGCCACTGGTATGATGTTGGTTAAAAGAGATGTTTTTATAAGAATGCAAGAAGCATACCCAGAAAGAAAATATGAGTCTGATCAAATAATTAATGGCGGTGCATTTAAGTCTGACAATTGTTATGACTTATTTCCTGTAGGTCCTTATGAAACTGCTGGTCAGAAAAGATATCTATCAGAGGATTATTATTTTTCAAGATTGTTTCAAGAAATAGGCGGTGAGATATGGGCTGATGTTTCCATGCCACTCACACACTTTGGTAATAGAGCTTTTAGGGGCCATGTGGGCAGTCTTTTCAAGAGAAGATGAAAGAA